TACTTCTGTCTATCTCCAGATCTAAAGAAACCTTTAACCTCAATATAATAATCACCTCTAACAAAATCAGGAGTGTAGTTCTTTCGTATCGTATAGGCAAGTCTACAAGGTTCGTATAACCAATCCTTACCTAACAGTTGATGACACTCCTTCTCTAGTTTGCTTCTGTATTTATTTTTTAGCATTGAAGAACTCATCTGTTTCTACATTGATTTTGTTACCATCTAAATCTATCTCAACGGCCTTAGGTTCTCTTTTAACGGTAGTTAAGTATCTAGGGCCAGTAGAGTATAGGAAAGTCCTTAAACCTTCTTCCTTCCAACATTCTTGCTTGTAAGCGCAATAACTACAACCCACAGCTAACTTCATATTACCACTCTTGCCATCAGCAATAGGCTCATAACATTTCTTAGGTGGCTCGTCTGCTTTAACCGTCTTCTTAATATTAGAGATTCTATCAGTAATACTAAAGAAGTTCAGCTTAGTCCAATACCACTGAGATTCATCTGCCATATCATACTTAAGGAATGTTAAGTGACCATTCGTCTTATCCATCACTAACCAACCTACATCAGTAGTGTTCTCAGCATAGGCATAACCTTTGATCTGGTCTACATAACCGAAAGGGTCATCATTGATTAGACTACCGTCTTTAAACTTCTTGAAGCCGTAAGGGGATGCTGACTTGACATCTGTTAGGACACCATCAATCTTACAGTCCATAGAGCCTTTAATGCCCTCTACTTCCACTTTCTTCTGTTCAGCTGTCACTTCGTGTCCTGATAACTTAGTAAGGGCTAGAATCATCTCCTCGATAAGGTGGCCATATAGAAACTTAATTCTAGTGTGAGGCATTAACTCTTCACCTTGGTAGCCATTATAGCCATACCACAGCTGTCTATCTTTCTTACCGATGTTAGACATACGTAATCTACGGTTGTCAAACTCGTGTGCTGTGATGTTATTGATTAGAATATTCTTTACATTCTCACCAAAGTCTTCAATAACCTTCTCAATATTTACACCTTCTGCTACCTGTTTGGTATCCATTAAGTGATAAATATCCTCTACTACTGTATCTGTTGTCTTTTCATTAATACTCATTAGTGTGTTTCCTCCCAAGAGTCGCCTACTTGGTATTCACCGTCTAAACGACAGTTTAAGTTAAAATCTTCACCTGCTCTTTGCATACAAGAGACAGCTAATCGTCCGAATTGTTCCGCTTGGTCTTCTCTGACCTCACTCTGAATCTCATCGTGGACGTTCAGTACGAACTTATAGTCTATACTATACATTATAGCATACTTCTCTAATAAAATCAAGGCTTGTTTCATTACTATAGCACCTGCAGACTGTAATAAAGTATTGAGTGCTAGGTGTGGAGACCTAATCCACAACTTACGTCCATCTAGTCCTTTAAGCCACCCTTTGTCACTGCGTTGTCTAACATCTCCTCGTAACTTTCTAAGTGCAGGCGTATTATTAAGGAACTCTGCTTTAAGTTTCTTACCATCTTTAGCTGTTCCCCCGACAACTTCCCCGATCTTTCCGTCTCCTGCTCCATATAGGAATGCATAGATGAAAGTCTTTGCTGAATCTCTAGATTGAAGTCCTGCAGCCATTTGGTTTGCTGTGTGTATATCACCGTCTAACACCTCCTTAGTGTAATCCTTATCATTCATATAGTGTGCTAACATCCGTAACTCAAGACCACTAGCATCCATACCTACTAACTTATAACCTTTAGGCACTATCCATAGTGACCTACACTCCTTACCATAAGGTGAATAACTAGCAGGTACTTGTGCTAAGTTAGGCTTAGAGTGTGTCATACGTCCCGTTACTGCGCCACAACTGTTAACTCTACCGTGTACTCTACCATCTACCTCACTAACAGCTTCAATCCAACTCTTAACCATTGCTACTCTTTTAGAGATAGTAAAGAATTCTAGGATTAACTTAGCCTCGGGAATATCTACACCATCTAAAGTCTTCTCATCTACAATGATAGACCCCTTCTCGGTAAACTTCTTAGGTTTCCATCCGAAGTGTTTCAAATGTCTCGCTACTTGCTGTCTACTTCCTAGGTTGAACGTAGGAAAATCAGTATATCCCCAAACATTCCTCTTAAAGTGTGCACCTCTATCTAATTGTTTCTGATAGGCTACACTATTAGTCCCATCTTTTCTCTTAGGATTCTTAAGTACATTAAGTTCGATGAAGGTTGCTAGAGGGACAAACCTCTCGTGTACCTTATCTTCAATCTCTAGTACCTTCTCTTTCAACTCAGCTAATAGATTGTATGCTTTGCGTTCATTAATTAACATACCATTATCTTCTTGCTGTTTGATGATTCTAAAGACCTCGTGCTCCAGATCTATGGCCTTCTCATCCACATCTTCTAGTTGTCTCTCTAAATGTCTGAATACAGCCTTAGTGACTCTAACATCTTGTTGACAGTACTTAAGCATCTCTGTGCTGTACTTCTCCCAACCACCACTATAATCGTCCTTGAAGTTTCCTAACTTGCTCCCCCAATTCCTGAGACTGTGTCCCCCGTCCAAGGAAGGATTAGCCAATCTTGATAAGACCAAAGTGTCTCGTACAGCAAAATCCCACTTGAAGCCACCAACCATACGCAAAGTAGGAATATCAAAGCCAATAATGTTGTGCCCAACAATAGTTCGTACGTCTTCTGAAATAAGCCATTCTTTAAATTGTTTGACATTATCTTCTCCTAAAAAATTATATACTGTTTTCTCTTCATCATTCAACATCGCACAGATACAATGAATCTCTGTGTTCCCTAAATCAAAACCATTAGTTTCAATATCAAAAAAAGCTGTTTGCATCTTCAATGACCTCCTTTAATCTTCCCGTCTCTGCTGTGTATTGAAGTTTACAAGCAGGTCCCGTAAGACCACTAAAGCGATTCTTGATTACTCTGAGAGTAGTCTGATTCCTTACTATAGGGTCTTCGTGTTGTTGATTCCTTTCTAATCCAATAACTATATCACTTAATTGTGCAATTGCTGCAGAACCTCGGAGCTCTGAGAGGCTCACCTGCCCACCTTCTTCGTGAGCCTTACCTTGGGGTCTCTTAAGGTGAGATACGAGGAATAAGCCTACCCCAGTCTCTTGTACTAACTTCCTAAGGTTAGTCATAATTGCATCAATAGCCTTACGTTCATCATCAAAGCCTTCTTGACTACTAACAACAATTGATAGATGGTCTAAGACAATCCATTTACAATCATAAGCCTTAGCATACACCCTAATGATATTCAGAAGGCTAGTCTCTGACATACTACCGAAGTGGTCGTAGAAGTAGACATTCTTATCTGCTACTGACTTCTGCCATAACTCTTTCTTCTCACCTTGGTGTAACTGATTACCATACTGAGGGATATGGATAGGCAAGTTAGCCTCAATACCCATCAGACCTAAGACTGAGCGTTCGATAGACTCCTCTAGGTGGATGATTGCTACGTTATCATCAGTTACATCTAAGATGTGTGCTTCTAACTCTTTAACCACACTAGTCTTACCCATACCACTACCCGAAGTGATAGTCACTAACTCTTGACCTCTAAATCCATAAGTCAGAGTATTAAGACCATTCCAAGGATAATCAATACTCACTACATCTTTATTCTTATCTAGATGCTCCCAAGTATCACTACCTTTTAAGATACCTGCAGGTGTATAAGGTTCAGCATTCCACCAAGCCTCAGTAAACCCTTTAATGTTACCTAAGATAAGCATCTCATTGGCATCTTTAGCAGGAAGGTTACAGATTTTAAGTTTGTTAGGACTAATGATGTCCCTTATTTCCTTAGTTGCTTTCTTACCTGCCTCATCTTGGTCGAAACATATAATTACATTATCGAAGGCCTCGATGTATTCCAAGTTTTCCTTGATGTCTCTAGAGGCACTTCCTGCTCCATTCTTTAGAGACACTACCGAGCCCTTACCCCCTAACATTTCGTAGACAGAGAGGGCATCTATCTCACCCTCAGTAATGGTTAAGTATCTGTTGTTACCTTTACCAAAGATATTCTGTCCGAAGAGACCAGATCCTTTGTTTGAACCTATCCATTTAAAAGTTTTAGGTATA